ATAAAGCAATCCACCCTGCCCGCCTATAACCACGCTACCAATGGGCAATAATGTGTGCAAAGGGCCTCGAACACTGTTAATACCGCTCCCACCTGTAGCATTACCGCTTAAGACATATCTCAAATAGCTTGCTCTGGTAAATGCGTTGATAGTAGCTGTTGCGGTAGAGGTTAGGGTCAATGGTGTCGTAGCATTTTCAGCTCTTTCCAATAAGAATAGACTCTCACCGGAAGGAACAGTAACATCACCAATGGAGAAAACTCGACTCGTCCAATAAGCCATACAAGTTGGGTTCGGGGCTGTCCCTATGCCATAGGCTATGTTCGCTACATCTTGAATTCCCCTTATGGCTTCGGCAAGTTTCTTTACAGTATTGCGGAGAGTGCCTTGAATTAGCACCTGCACATTGTTTGCTGTGGGACTGCCCAAAGATGTAACAAATGTATAGGTTACCGTGCCAAGTACTACGTTGTTGCCGCTATTTATGCTCGTAAATGTGATGGATGCTCTCCGGCTTACCATGTCCGGTGCAGTAGCAGTTTCTATCGGGTGTAAATGGTTAAGGATAATTCCAGTCCGAGTGTATAGTGTGTCTCGCATATCCTCGACTAGGCCGTGTGTGGTATTCAGCAAATCATAGTTATTATTTAACAGGCTGTAGATGAGATTTAGTAGATTATTTATTTCATTAATATCTAGTCCAGCTAATGTAGAAAGAACCTGATTAAGCCATTCTTGAGCAGGAGGTTCGGGCGGCTCGACAATCCCATCAACAAGGGCATCTTCTACAATGGTTAGTATCTGAATGCTTTTTCCGACCACCTCTCCATAAGTAACCCTTATTTCAAGACGTCCAACACCGACAATAGATGTATCCGTTGCACTAGGCGACCAGGCAAGAACCCCGTCAGCGTAATTTGTGACCACTGGATAGGCAATACCATCGGGTCTTTTGAAAATTGCATTCAAAGAGGCACTGGGGTATTTTTCTTCCAATAAGCTAGATACATCAAATTCAATATTTCGATAGTGATGTTCACCTCGGCGACCTATGAACACCGTTACCGCTTTCGTTAAGTCAATCATATTCCATCACCCGGCTTACGAGGTTCTTCATCACGTCCATGTAATTGCTGAAGAACCGATTTTAGTTTTTCTGGGATAGGCAGCCCAATATGACCAGCATTCTCTAAAATGGATATTCCTTCATTACTTAGATAGAAAAAGATTACTGCTGTGCGTAAGGCTCCACTATTATCTCCAATGCTACCTAAAATTTGTGTATCAATAATATGAGCGATACCTACCATTGCAAAGATGAGTACCTTTTTGAAAATTCCCTTGGCACCTATTTCACTACACAACTTTTTATCTATAATGGCACAGAGCACTCCCGTCACATAATCGATGACAATAAAGGCTACCAATGCATAAAGAAATCCATCATAACCGCCGAGAAACCACCCAAGAAATCCACCGACTGTGGCAATAGCCAGTTGTATCCAATTCCAAATCTCTTTCATTAAAGACACCTCCATTCGTGTATTTCCATATAGAAAAGCGCCCCTGCAAATTACAAGAGCGCTGAATGTTACCTTTACATTATTTTTATTAGGTCATGAATTTGTTGCATTACATCTGCCTTGGGTCGTCCTGTACCGATAGGCAACCATGTGACAGGTGGTATATCGAATGTCTGGGAAAAATCAAAACTATTAATCATCATAATAATCGCATCAATTGCTTTGCGCATTTCAACGATATGAAATGGCCAATTCTTAACAGTGGTCTTTCCTACGACAATCTCCTCTTTCCAAGTCATAGGGGATAGGTTGTAATAGCTACGCACCCTGTTTATAGCAGTTCGAAGCGTCTGAATATGCGCTGCCTTTACGTGTGTTACATTAGCAGTGATGATTTCAAAAGGTAATGCTAAAATCGTGAAGGTACGAACAACTTCTGTGCTTGCTGATTCGATATCACTGTCAAGACAACGGAAAGTAACTGTATGGCTTCCTACAGACAGCGGCTCAGCCTGGTAAACGGTCCTGACCCCGTTACCAAGGTAGCCGCTTATGGAAAACCTCTCAGGATTGTCTACGCTGTTTTGCCATGGACCAGAATCAATCCTTACCTCCACTATTTGTGGTTGTCCATCTGGTTCAATACCTGTTGTGATCATAAAACGTGGTATGGTGTTATAAGTAAAATTACCAGACATTGGACAGTCAACTACCGGTGCTGCAGGTGGGCTGTTTTTCTTTACCGTGTTGCTAACTACAAAAGCAGAAACTGCATCAAGTGCATCCGTAACGCTTATTCGATAACGGGTATACCTACCGGCTATCTGTGACGCATTTACCTGAAGGTTACCTGAAGAATTGTTTGAAACAATAGTTGTCAGTGCTTCGTATGCCGACCAATTCACACTATCTGTCGATGTAGCCTGTTGTATGACATATTGCTTAATGGCACTGGTCCCAGGTACTGTTCCACTCCATGAAAGATTTATTGTGTTAGCTTCATATATAGGAGGGTTTGCGGCAAAAGTAGTCGGCGGTATGGGTAGTATATTTTTGCGTACAGTATTGCTGGATATAGTCCAGTCTGAGTAAAAATCCTCTCCAGCCGTACCACGGGTTCTTATTCGGAAACGACGATAATGGCCCCGTGTAGCAGGTGGACTGGCATTTAAAATACTGCTTGTTGCAGATGTATTGACTATAGCATATGCCATCCAGGCACCCCAATTACTGTTATCAGGCGAATCACTGTACTGTATTTCGTAGGAAGTGATAGGATTTCCCGCACCACCTAACGCTCCGCTCCAAGAGAGGGTAACATTTCCTTCAGATAATGTTGCGCTTACCGTACAAACGGTCGGTGCTGCACAAGCTGTTACATTACAATAGATACTATTGCTAATTGTCTCTATTGAGTAAACATCCAATGTGTCGATTGTCCAAATACCAAATTGTGTGTATGTTCCTGGAGCCCTCGATACAGTTGGGTTATAACTACCACCGCTTGCCGCCAATGTCAATATGGTTAACACATTCCATGCACTCCATGTGCTGTTATCTGTGGATGTGCGGCTGGCAATTTGATATCCCTTAATTGGACTCGTACCACTTGACGCTCCACTCCAAGTAAGCGTGATAATCTCATCACTATATGCTGCTGGGGAAGCAACAGCAGTCGTTGCTGGCTTTGGCACAGTATTTCTGCGGACGCTGTTTGTGGATACTTTCCAGATAGAGTAATAACTAGCACCTGCTGTACCACGCGTCCTTACCTGAAATCTTCGATAATTACCTCGCGTTAAGGGCGGTGCTACTGATACACTGCCACTTGATGCTGTGGTGTTCACCGTTGTCAGAGCAGTCCATGCTCCCCATGTGATGTTATCGGCAGAATCACTATATTGAATCTCATAACTGGAAATCGTATTATTGATGCCCCCAGAAGCCCCACTCCAAGAAAGAGTCACATTCCCTTCCGCAAGTGTTGGGGAAACCGTACAAGATGTCGGTGCTCCACACGCTGTAGTAAGCAAAGGAGAGCTTAATACCGTATAACTCGAATTGGTAATTACACCAGAGGATAATGGCAATCGTCCATCAGATACCACTTTGAATGTGACTGGCTGGGTTGCATTACCTGTATTAGAAGCACAGGTCACCGAAACATACCTGAGTCTTGGTGTAGTTCCATCCCAGTTATCCCCGTCCGCCGCTTTGATTCTCACCTGCGAAGAAGATCCATTTACAGTCATTGTACAAAGCAATGCATAACCATTATGGATGAAGGAACCTGATGAACCCAATGCAGCGGATATGGTAAAATTGTATGTCATTTGGCTATTATTAGGTCGGCTTTTAGTATAAGTAATCGTGTAATAAACGGTCGGGCTGGAACCCGCCTGCAGGGTGATGCCGTTAATATCCGCCACTTATATTCACCTCCTATTCATAAACCGCAGAAACTAGCGAGTTTACCAACCCGCAAAGACTAGTATTCAACCGAGTATCAATAATGTTATTTGCTGAAATCGATGTAGCAGCTGAAGGTACTAGAACATCAGCAATACCAAGTTCATAGACATCGCTTGTTCTTGTCAACTCCGGAGCTATGGGCGATGCCGTTGGAGTACCAGTAACAATGGCGAGCTGAATGCTTCTCGTAATTTGACTTAAACGAACCACAACCCTGTCTATGCGAGGATTGCTCCCATCTGCTGTAGCAAGGGGTTTATTTAAAACATCCGTATTTTCATATCTATAACCATTAATCCATGCACTGCCCGGTGCTATGGTTACTGCTAATCCAATCCCAGGAGATACCAGTAAGTTTGTTGGTGTCACATAAAATACACCATTCGAGACAAGGCTTCCAAAATATGCAGCGAAGTCCGTTGCATCATAGACTCTATCACCATCGGATGAATTGAAAAATCCGCTTTTTTCCATCAATCACTCCTCCTTCTATTCCGTTTTTGTATACTCTATTACTACATAGCCTGTATACGCAGTTCTATCATTGCCTGGTTCGACTACAATGTCGGTCTTATTTGCGAAGAGTCCGATTTGCGATGCGAAGTTGTTGTACCGGGCAAGGGGCAGTGGCAAGAATACGGTCCCATTTGTCGCAAAGCCTGTTAAACTGACAATAGTGCTGAGGTTTGATATGCCGTGAGCTACGCTTTTCGGTGTCGTATTTGTAAGTGACCCAAGATTCACTTGCTTGCGATAAATCGTCTTACCATCTATCCATAGTCGCCCAGTGTTTTGTTCTGTAGTTGAATAGTCGCTAAAAGAAGAAACCATTTTAGTAGCTGTAATTGTACGGTCTGCAATTTTTAAACCTGTAACTGCTCCATTGACAATTCTTGCAGTAGTTACAGGTTCATTATTGATATTAAGCCAGTTTGCTTGTCCAGAAGGGTTATTAAATACGAAAACAGAAATCACATAGAATGTCAGCGTATTGCGAGAAATAAAGAAACCCATTGCTCGCTGATATCCATTTCCCGTATTGTCCCCACTATGTTTTATCAAAAAGACATGACCGTCGTCACTTGGCTGGTCACTAAACTTATTGCCACTCCATGATGTGAAATAAAAGGCATCTCCAGGTTTCATATAATACAACGCATATTGTCCAATCGATATAGTTCCTCCGCCAACATTGATTTCGAGCGCAGGTAGTTTTCCATACAGATTGTTGATAGTAGATGCTACGTTGTCTCCTTGAATCTTTGAATCTACCTCCGTCAAGTCGCCTAAGGTTTCCTCAACTGTTACTAGCGTATCCTCCACTGCTCCTAAAGCCTGTGCAATTTCAGATATGCCAGTTGGAGCCGATATTGCTGTTTTCACCTCGCTCAAGTCGGAGTGTAATTTTTGCGCTATTGTCAATTCAGCTTTTCCGAATACTACACTGATACTCTGGCCATCTGCGTCATAGGTTTCTTCGACTTCGGTGATGCGTGTCGTCATGGATACACCCCATGCTTTGGAAATGACTTTGACGGTCTGCCCAAGATCGAAGTCTATCTTATATTTCAAATTACCGTGTGGATTGACTGATGTATCAAATGAATAGCGTATTGCCTGCTCACTCAGCTTACTTTGACCTCGAAAGATTAGTGTATCAATGTAATCTAAACCAAAGTCTTCTGCCCGTAAGTCCTTAGCATCCACAAAAATTTCGTGCCTTGTCTCACCAGAGCCACTTGTAATTGCAACAAAAGTTCTGTCTGGACCTTCTCCTTCACCACCAACAAGGGCAGTGTTCGCATAATCTCCAGCACTTATTGTATAAATCTGTTCTGTAAGGTTTTCATATTCCTTAGAAAATACAGCTTGTGATTCCGTTCCCATATATAACGCTACGGTAAAAACCCCTGTAGCAGGAGTGAACACAGTCTTAATGCCAACATCCGATGCAACACATAGTTCCGTCACAGCATCCATCAAATTTCGGTACGATACCTGTGTGCTAATGGGAACATTTAAGTTTGGAGCAGAAAAGGTTATGTTCGAAATCTTCCTTGCTACATCAGAAGGATTGATAAGATTATTATTTATCAGCTGCTCTACACATACAGAAATGTCACCAGAGAGTTTCTCCGTTTGCCATACAATGCGGCGGGAAAGGAAGGAAGTTGCAAAGCGACCACTTGCAGTAATAATTTCATGCTCAGTTTGAGAAAGTTCCAGATGCTCGATGATCCCCGCTTCCTCATCATCATTTTTCCAGATGATATTCCCTTCCTTTAAGAGTTCTGTATCCTCCGGAGTTGCAATCGCTTTTAATTCAAATGAGCCACACTGGGAATAGCGCCTCGTCCAGCGCAAGTACTCGAAGGATTCCACAATGCCCGCAAGCTCTCGGTTTGAGTTGTAGATATACAGTTCCATTTTTACACCCCCAGAAACTGCGGACGAAAGTAAATACTAACCTCTAACAATTCCATATTGACAGAAGCATCGTAACGCAGTGTATTTAGACCTGCCGCTAGTTGAAAGAACACCGAATTCGTATCTAACAGTGAAAATGCATTTGTAATCGTTGACCCATCAATCTGGACTACACGCTTACCAGCGAAATGGGTATATACACGAAGTTCATCCCCAGCGTTCATTGTAGTGAGAAGCCGGATATATTCTCCTGTGTCTATATTTAAAAGTTCAGGGTTCGACACAGTACCTAAAGCTCGGAACACAATCTCACATCCGCAAGATACATCCCCGATATTTTCTACCGTAATGATCTGGCTAGGCTGACGCATTCCAAACTCCATCCCGCTCATTGGGATTTCTAATTCAAACTCAAATAGCGGTATCCATGATGCCAGTTCCTCTCGCACCTCGTTTAATGTTTCGAAGAAAGGGGACGGGCAGAGTAGACTGACAAAGAAGTTTGGTATTCGTTGCCGATTAGAAACACTAAAACCTGCCTCCTCCACCACACAGGATATCTGTCGCTCACGGTATTGAAGCGTCCCTAATAACTTTGGACTGAATATTTGAAGGAAGCGCTGTCTCCTTTTATAGGCCTCATCGGGGGTATCAGCAACAACCGTACCTTCAATTGTTATGTTTCGCATATCTAACGTGGAGGAAATATAAAAAGCGCCATCCTGATCTGGCGCCTTGAAAGTGTTGACGGTTTGACGCATATTGCCAGTGCCGTCTACCTTCGTAAGAAAGTACGGTCGGCTTTGCTTAAGCGTAATGCTCTCTCCATCTCTATTTGTATATGTTAGTTCCATTGCCGTACCTCCCTTACAATTCCAGTGCCAGTTTACGGGATAGGTTCTTAAACTCCCGTGCTAGTTCTTTTTCTGATAGAGGCTTAGGTGTCACAACTGAAATATTTTGAGTAATACTTGCACCTGTAGCATTCCCTTGCCCAGATACACCTCTGTAATTAAAATCAAAGCTGGTTGGTACTGCATTTTGCATATCCCTTGAAACTGCTGTCATTGCATCCTCAAAACCTACACCGATACCTTCACCCATGTTGTGGCCAATTCCAGCAAATAGAGTTGATGGGGAGCGAATACCGAAGAAGTCTTTAATCCTTGATACAACATTTCCAAAAAATCCAGAAATTTTACTCCATAACCATGCCCCAGCGTCTGAAATCCCCTTCCACAACCCTTTAATCAGATTGCCACCCACCTGAGACATTTGACCGATATAACCCGTAAAGGCTTTGACCAGTCCAGATATAATCTGTGGTACTGCTTTAACGATCTCCACGATTATCCTTGGTAGATTTGCAATCAGTGCCACGAACAGTTGAACACCCGCTAAAATGATCTTATCGATGTTACCAATAATGGCATTTACCAACGAAGCTACAATCTTGGGAATGGCACCTACAACAGTAGTAATAATCTGCGGCAAGGCTTGAATGAGCGCTACTAAAAGCAGGATACCTGCATCAATTATTAAAGGAATCGACCCAATAACAGCACCGATGATACTGTCGATAATTTGCGGGATTGCTTCCACAACTGCTGTAATTATAGTAGGCAAAGCTGTGACCAGTGAGGTCAATAATTGAATACCTGCTTCAATAATCTGTGGAATGGATTCAATGATAAAATCCACTATTGCTTTGATAATGACAGGCAAGGCTGAAGTAAGCTGGGGTATTGCATCGACCAATCCCTTTGCCAACCCTATAATCAACTGCAAAGCGGCATCTAAAATAAGTGGTAGGTTATCCATCAATCCTTTGACAATCTGCGTAACAGCAGAAACAGCCGCAGGGATGAGCTGTGGTAAAGCTATGCCGATACCCTCCACAAGCGCTGTTACTAATTCGATTGCTGCATTTATCAGCAATGGAAGGTTATCTATTAATGCACCGACAATCGTCATTAGAGCACTTACCGTAGCTGGAATAAGTTCGGGTAAAAGGCTCAAAATTGTTTCCAGTACCTGCGTGAATATATTTGTAACTAATTCAAGAAGCATTGGAAGCAAGTCTGCTACCGCTGCTAATATTGCGCCCGTTGCTGTTGGTAATGCGGCTACGATATTTTCCAAGACCGGTACGATATTAGTAACAACTGCCTCAAAAGCCTCCACAAGATTCTCAGTCAGATTTGTCATATCCGCATTGGCATTACCAAGTCCGGCTGTAAAAGAACCAAGTGCAGCCTGTAATAATCCAATAGAGCCAGAAATTGTTTGAGTTGACTCTCTCGCAAAATTTCCAGCATACTGCTCCGTGTTCTCAAAGAACATCTGCATTGCTACTTCAGCCTTTTCCGCTTGTGTTGCAGTATTCCAAGTAAAATCCAGGCCCTTTGCAAGAGCGTAGGCTTCGATGTTTGTAGCGTTCATCGCAACACCTAAGTTATCCATCATATCAAAGTTACCCTTTGCCGCCCCAGTGACTGCCTCCATAGCAGAAGACATATCTATACCCATAACAGATGCCATATCTGCCGCACGTTGCATGGCCTTTTCAGTTAGCTCAAGACTCCTCTGTTGCTGTATACCAGAACCTTGTAACAATGCACCCATTTTGTTGGCGGTTGCAAGATACTCACTTTGGGAAACACCAAGATTTTTATAGGCTTCCTCACCAGTTTTCTGAATCGATGCAGCATATGCTCCAAAAACCGCCTCCGATCCGCCTAGGTTTTGTTCCAGCTCTCCAAATTGAGTGACTACTTCTTTACCTAACTTAATAGCAGCGGCTCCGGCTGCAACAGCAACCGCCCCCATCGCCACACCAATTCCCTTTAGTACACCGCCAAGCTTTTCAAATCTGCCACCAGCATCCTCTGCACTTTTACCTGAATCCTCTAACTCTTCACCGAGATTATCCGCTTCAATTGTGGACTGTTCAAGTTCACGCTCCATAAGATTTAGTTCAGCCTGAGCCCTGTTTAATTGGATTTGCCAGTTTTGGGTGCGGCGGTCATTTTCACCGAAAGAGGAGGAGGCATTATCAAGGGCAGCCTTAAGGGTAGAAATCTTTTCCTTCTGTGCGTCAATTTCCTTATTTAGAACAGCATTACGAGCGGTGACCGACTGAATGGATTTATCATTCTTATCAAATTGGCTAGTCACAAGTGCCATTTCACTGCCCAATACCTTAAATGATTGATTGATTTCCCGCAGTGCGTTCTTGAATTCACGCTCGCCTTCAACACCTATCTTTAAACCAAAATTATCTGCCATGCCTTCACCTCCTCCTAAATACCTGGTGGGATAATATCGTCAATGGTCCGTGTTTTCTTTGGCTTTTCAATACCATGCCATTGTTTATGACAAGTCCATAAATCAAAAAACAGCCCAATTGGCATAAGCCAGAATTCCTCTGCCTCCATGCCCATCTGAACTGTTCCATAATAAAGAAGCCGGGTAAAGACCTCAACGTCCGTTACCCGACTTCCACGTTTTTTGAAGTTTCCTCCTCACTTTCTACATTTCGCTTTGTACCTTTGAACATCGCCTCGGTAATTGCAGTTTTATATGCCGCCAAGTCAAGTGGTGAGGTAAGAAGCTCCACTTCTTCTTCTGTAAGCAATTCTTCTGGTGCGTTCTTATTATTAAGGTTGCGAATCAAAATGGACTGGTTTGCAAGCAGCGTGATTAACCAAACAATCTCGTCCAGTGCCATCTCGAAGTTTTCTGATTTCATCAGTTTTTCTCCAAGGTTTTCAAGACCACCGTAACGACCGGCAATGGCCTTTGTTGCACGTGTTGTTAAAACCAGTTCATACTCTTTGTCACCAATGTTAATTGTGGCACTTCTCTCATTATCCATGATTTCTCCTCCTATGGTACAGGTGTATAAACAGGTTCATAGACCTCAGTGAACCAACCTGTTATGGTGGTCGATGAAACACCAGGATCACCTTCTGTAACTTCAGCTTTCCATGGATGTTTGCCCAATCCATCCAGCTTATTCCTGCGCATAACGGTTCCTTCAATGGTGGGTGTGGAAAAAGTAATGGAGTCAGCTTTAGTCTGTAAGTTTGTTGCTGGTAGTCCGAACTTAACGCGATACAGCCAAAAATAGCGATATGTTCCATTAGCCCTTTGCGCACGAAACCCCACTGCAACGGGTGTACCTACGTTTTCACTAGCAGAGATTAGGACCCCATTGTCATCAGTAGAAGCGCCAGTTAAATCCGCTGCGACCGTCGGACCAATGTCGTCTACACCGAGAGTGAGAGTACCACTGTTAAAGTCTTTCACAACCTCAGCCGCACCGTCGTCAGCATACAGAATGGCTTCCACTAGTTCAACCGAAAGTTCAGCAGTGATGGCTTTTGCAAGTACAGAAGGTTGGGCATAAGTTTCCTCACCGTTAGCGTCCTCTGTTATTTTTGAATAGTACAGTCTATCAAGACCGATTGTTGCCATTTTTTATTCCTCCATTCTATAGTTTTTCGCCACATCGATGGCGTAATGGTGATATCCAGTATCATCCTCGTGACCGATATATCTTCGTTCAGTCACAGTAAAATCCGCATTTATTAAAGCAGTTGTGAGCTGACGTTTCCGCTCTAGGTAATTATTTTTTGAAAACAGTGATATCCTCGCTTCCTGCACATCAAAGCCTGGACGATTATCCGCATGAACTTCAAAAATATCCGAAAGAGGGAGAATCACGACATACTCATCTGGTGCCAAACCTGAAAAAACCCCGGTTTCCACGGGGAGCGGTATGGCGATCACAAGTGTAATTAATTCCTCTAAGATATTCATATTTTGTCGATCTCCTCCTCCAGTTTGGCGACCATTGCGTTGATGCAGGGTTTCCTAGATGCATTCCTCGCAGGCTTTAGGAAGGGTTTTGCAGGCTGACCATGCTTCCCATATTCAATGATGCTGGCAAGTTTAGCATTGCTCTCACCATCAGAACGTGGCTCTGCAAAGCCGACTTTTACATTGAAGTTACCGTTTCTATCCTGCTTTGCACCAGAAAGGCCCAGTGAAGATAGCAATTCTCCAGTACTTTTGGATGGATATTTCGTGTCCTTGCCAACCACCTTACTTAGATTTCCCTTGACTTTATCTAGCACCACTTCACCGCCAACTTCCAAAACCTTAGGAAGAATCACATCGGTTTGGTCAGCTAATCGGGATACCTTTAAAAGGAATTCTTCTGGCATCTTTATATTCACTTTTGCCATATCCATCACCTCACAGTTGGTTCTAGCTTTTCGGCTAAAACCTCGACATACATACCTCGATTTCTTACATCCTCAACACTTAAAATTTGATATCTGCCATCATGGCAGACGATAACCATTTCATTGGTCACCTTAAGTCCGAAGATTTTCCTAAACCTGAATAGGGAAGTTGCAGATGAAAATGATGCCATATTCGTCCATCGCTCACTGCCATGCCGATCTTCCTTGTAAGCAAGTACACTTGCGAGTATGTTGTCACCTTTTGTGGCGAAGCCTTCCTCATCCTTTATGGGTATCGTTCTAATGATATCGATGAAGGTGTTCATCTTCCCAAAGCTCACGCTAAACACCCCACTCTCGATCAAGTCGTAAAAGCAAGTTCACCGTGTTCCATACTTGTTGCCCCGCCTGTACGCTATCAGCAAAGAAACCTGCCGTCGAGCCATCTCTACTTTCATAGAAATGACTCGACAACATAATCACTGCTTGTTCTGTTGTTGGAGGCATAGAATGAGTTTCATAATAGTTTTCAGGAACGTGCTGATAGCTCTGTGCATAGGAGACTGCAGCAGTGATAAATCCAATAAGGAGGGCATCATCCTGATCATGTGCTAAAATTAAGTTCGCTTTAACTTTAGGCAAGAGATTATCTGCCACTGCCATACCACCAACCTCCTTTACATTCCACCTTAGTCAGACTCCATAAGCCCCGCTGCTTTTAGTTTGGCAAGCAGAGCGTTAAAGTCCGTAACTAGACCAGCAACATCGATGGCGGTGCTGTCTACCTGGTTTTCAGCAATAGGAAGCCCCGTAACCGAGGCCCCTTCTTTAATTTCTAAAACACCACCGATGACAGTTTTTTCTCCGCCTTGTTCGGTATAATTCTTCGTGTTATAACTCATAAAGCACCTCCGTTAAGCTTTCTGTTGGAGTACCTTAACGGCCTCCGGTAAGATAAGCTTTCCATCAACTCGTTGAGTCGCAATAAATCCTACTTGACCTGTAACAGCATAGAGTTCATTTAATCGTTTGAATACTCGTCCTTGACGGTCTGCCACCCAGTAATAACTAAAATCACCGAATACCACAGTCTTTGCACCTGCTTCAATAGTAGGTACATATGACGAGGTGTACAGCGGGCGGTTAAGAATCGTATCAGGTGTTCCCGCTTGGACAGAAGGTTGCCATAAGTACTGTCCGTTTCCGTCTTTTAATTTACGGATAGCTTTTATAGTGGCATCATTCATTACGAATACTGCCTTATTTCGATACGGTGCTTTTAAGCTGTAGAATAAATCTAATACCTCATCCAAAGTAATGGCAGTGGCACTTGCCGTAGTAACCCCAACTTGACCACCACCAGTAGCATTCAAAATCCCTGTTGGCTTTCCTGTACCGTCACCTATAAAGAAGGCTTCTTCTTCCTTGTTACCAATACGTCGTGCGAATTCTCTTGTGATGTAGCTTTCGAGATTGAACACGGAATCGTTTAGCAGTTCCTCTGACACTTTAATCATCGTTGCCAGTTTATAAGCCCCAATGGATACTTGACCGAAGCTATCATCGCTCTCAGGAATAGCTCCTTCTTCATCGATCCAGCTTGCAGTGCCTTTGCTTGCAACAACAGGAATCTTGCGGTCACCAGAAGATGTAGTGATGACATTGGCTAACCTACGGAAAATATTTTCTTCCTCTAGGGCTTCTACTAGCGTACGCTCAAACTCATCTGGTACAAGGAATCCACCTTCAGAATCAGTGCCAATCTTTAGAGCGTTCCTTACTTCATAGCTGACATTGTCACGCATTGCATTCCAGAAAGCTTTTTTATATTCAGCACTTGCGCGTCCGGTCTTTTCCTCTCCAGTTCTAGTAGGTTCATTCGTTATTGGGTTACTGGTTGCTTTTGACAGTTCTAAGTCGATAGATGCTTGGCGTTCCAAACGTTCGATTTCCTTACCAAGTGCCACCACATCGGCTTCCATTTTTTCATAGGTTGTCGTGTCCTCGGCGGATAACAGTCCATCACCGCCACGTTTTGAATCAAGGAATGCCTTTGCTGCATCCCATGCTTTAGCGCGCTTCTCACGCAATTCAAGAATTTTACTCATCGTTATTTCCTCCTTTAAATTAGTTCAAAATTAAAGAAAGCCGCTTATCCAGCGACTCAATGGGTGTACCTGTTTTCTGTTTTGGTTGTTTTGGCAGTTTGTTGATAAGCGAGTTAGTAACCGCCATCCTGCTAAAAATAAGACTATCCTTCAAATCTAGTGTTTCACTTTCCATAAACATGATTTTATCTGCAAAACCAAGTTCAATAGCCTTATTTGCATTCATCCATGATTCTGCATCCATCAGATGGGAGAGTTTTGTTCGGGAAAGACCCGTTTTTAACTCATAGGCATTAATAATACTTTCCTTGACCTCATCTAATAGGGCCTTTGCTCGAAGCATTTCCTCACTGTCACCGATCGCAATCGTTGATGGGTTATGAATCATTAGCATGGAAACCGGGGACATATATACATCTCCACCCGCCATTGCAATAACGGAAGCTGCACTTGCCGCAAGTCCATCAATCTTTACAGTGACTTTTCCGGTATACTCCATGAGCATGTTATAAATCTGAGCTGCTGCGAACACATCACCACCAGGGGAATTAATCCACACCGTAATATTGCCGGTGCCTGCCAGCAATTCATCTTTAAAAATCTTAGGTGTGACTTCATCGCCCCACCACGTTTCTTCAGATATCACTCCATTTAAATAGAGGGTACGCTCTTCATCAGAATCACGCACCCAGTTCCAGAACTTCCTCATTTACTGACCTCCTTTGGTTTTGGCAAACGCACCTGCGTCAGCCAGTTTTGTCATATTTCCGTTAACTAGATATAAGTCGCCACCTTCCTCAGCTGGTATGCGGTTCATATCCTCCAGTTCACGGATATCGTTGGCTGACATCCAGCCATTTTGTCGACCTGTAGCGTAGCCATTCATACGACTTTGGTAATCACCACGAAGCAGTCCATCCAAATTGAACTTAATAAATAGTGAAGTTTTCTCAGAAGGCAAAATAAGCGATTGCTGGAGACTTTGCTCCCATCGAACCACCCACGGATCGAGGGTGTATTTTACAAATTCCAACGATTGCTGCTCAATATTGGAGAAACTAGACTTTTCAAGATCACCCACCATATGGGGCGGCACTCGGAAAATCCTCGCAATCTCATTAATTTGGAATTTCCGTGTTTCAAGAAATTGTGCCTGTTCCGGTGGGATACCAATGGCTTGAAACTTCATGCCCTCTTCCAATACAGCAATTTTGTGAGCATTGCCTGTGCCTTGGTAGGCACTATTCCAGCTATCCTTGACCCTCTGTATATCTTTGATTACTCCTGGGTGTTCCAGCACACCTCCGGGATTTGCGCCATTGGCAAAGAATGCCGCACCGTACTCTTCAGTAGCAAGTGACATGCCGATTGCATTTTTCGCCATGGCGATAGGGCTATAACCAATGAGTCCATCAAAACCTAAGCCAGGAATGTGAAGAACCTCATCTTTACGGAGTGTGACATAGCCGCCTTTTGGATTTAGGCCACTTTCGTCCGTATCACGGTAATAGGTATAGACCAGCTCACCATTTGTTGCTCGACTAACTTGCATCTTGTTGGGGAGTAGGGGATAAAGCGCCACTGCCTGCCCACGACCGTTTCTGACCACCTGTGCAAAGGCATTTCCCCAAAGCAAAAGATGACTCATCAGTGTTTCTCGAAACACGAATGAAGTCATCTCTGGATTTGGTTCATCATGAAGAAGGTAATACAGCGGGTGAAAAGGAATCTTTTCTTTACCTCCATCTGAACGATATCTATATACATGAAGTGGCAGTCCTGCAATCGCTTCAGCTAGTATCCTTACGCAGGCATACACTGCTGTTGCTTGCATTGCAGTACGCTCGTTCACTGTTTTGCCAGATGACGTACCACCAAACAGGAAGGAAAATGCACTACCCACACGGTTTTGCGGTTTGTCCCTTGACCGAAACAGTCCTCTTATTAGATTCATAGGCGTCACCTCCGAATATAAACTTTGTGTTAACCATTAAGGTTTAAAAGACAATCAAACCTCTCTCGTCATACACTGAATCTCCGCTATTACCTGAGCCGCAACGGATAGCACGATCAAGTGCCATGATGGTCGCTACCGCACCATCTATCTTTTCTGTACTTTTTTCCTTATCCGGTTTCACGTTACCTGCTGGGTCAGTTTTTATAAAGATGTTGTCCATCATCCAACGAAGCACTGGATGCCCACCGTGCGCTATTCTTTCTTCTAATGTCAATTTCATTAGTTCTTTGGTTGGCGGTGACATATCTTTAAAGCCTTGACCGAATGGAACGACAGTAAAGCCTGCTCCTTCAAGGTTCTGAACCATTTGAACTGCTCCCCAACGGTCAAATGCAATTTCTCGAATGTTATACTTTTCGCCAAGTTCTTCAATAAACCGCTCAATGTAGCCGTAATGCACTACATTGCCTTCTGTGGTTAGAATATATCCCTGTTTCTCCCAAAGATCGTATTGTACATGGTCTCTTCGGACTCGGATGTCAATGTTGTCCTCTGGCATCCAAAAATACGGAAGAACAATGTATTTATCTGTTTCATCCTCCGGTGGGAAAACTAATACAAAGGCTGTAATATCTGTTGTAGAAGATAAGTCAAGACCTCCATAACAGACCCGTCCTTCGAGACTTTCTGGTATAACTGGAAATGCACAGGCATCCCACTTTGCCATTGGCATCCATCGGACAGATTGTTTAACCCACTGATTTAAGCGCAATTGCCGGAAGCTGTTCTCCTCAGCTGGGTTCTGCTTTGCACTTTCACAAGCAGCTCTTACCTTGTCAATTCCAACTGTAATTCCCAAGCTTGGATTTGCTTTTTTCCACACTTTTGGGTCTGTCCAATCATCCTCTTCTTTAGCTCCGTAGATTACAGGGTAAAACGTGGGATCGTATTTTCTGCCCTCAATAATATCAACCGCTTTCTGGTGTGTTTCGTAGCATATACTTTGGGTATCCGTCCCAGCAGTGGTGATAAGAAAATAGAGTGGTTGAGTTCTAGCATCCCCAGATCCTTTCGTCATAACGTCAAATAACTTCCGGTTTGGCTGAGTATGAAGTTCATCAAAAACAACACCATGTATATTGAAGCCGTGTTTAGAGTAGGCTTCAGCCGACAATACCTGATAGAAGCTGTTGGTCGGCAGGTACACCAATCGCTTAGTTGAAGCCAGCAACTTTACACGTTTATTTAGTGCTGGACACATGCGCACCATATCGGCTGCTACTTCAAATACAATTGATGCCTGCTGGCGGTCGGCGGCACAACCGTATACCTCCGCCCGTTCTTCACCATCACCGCAAGTGAGAAGAAGTGCAATTGCTGCGGCAAGCTCGCTTTTTCCCATCTTTTTAGGTATTTCTACATAAGCAGTGTTAAACTGCCGATATCCATCTGTCTTTAAAATCCCGAATAAATCACGGATGATTTGCTCCTGCCAATCGATAAGTTCAAAAGGCTTACCTGCCCATAAACCTTTCGTATGGGAGAGTGCTTCGATAAAAGCCACAGCGTAATCAGCAGCATCCTTATCGTAATATGACCCATCAGCTATAAAGGCGGTCGGCTTATATTTCTTCAGTTTCCGCATAAACACCGCCCCTTTTATGAAAAAGGACAAAAGAAAAGAGCCTCAATCCTATAGATGAAGCCCTTCTCCTTATCCTGTTTAATTTTATTTACTTATTTCCATCCACTTCCCCTGTCATTATGAAATGAGCATATTCCGCTTTATGGTCTATTAAATAGACTACCAATTCATAAAACCCTCGTTCATTTGCTTCATACTGGACTCGGTTCACATCAAACATATTTGTGACTCCACTTTTACGGATGGAAAGGATTTGTTCCTTAATTATCTCATTCATTGATTGCCTCCTCCGATTCAGCTGAATCGGTTGTCGCTTTGCGCAGGATATCCACATCGAAGCCCGCACTCTTATAACCTTCTAAAATGGTACTGTAATAATAACAGCTCGGTTGTCCAAGCGGTCTTCCGTCATTCATAATGTAGACCATCGCCTTGACGGTTTTGCCGTTCAATTTCACTTTTACGGTTTCCTTGCGATAAAGGAAAGGCCATCCTTCGTAGCGGTCAAGTGCTGCCTCATCAGCCGGTGTGATTTCCCACACCAACACGGGTACACTGTCTCCCTTAAAAGGCTCAATGGTTGCCACAGCGCCCGCGTGTGCCCCTCTAAATAACAAGCGGTGATTATCGATTTGGCTTGTTTCTACCACCTTCGCTGTGGGGCATCTGTTGGACATCTGCTCCAGGTTGAGGTTGGAGCCATAGGCAAGATATAATTTACTATTCATTGTCATCCTCCTTCTTAGCTTTTGGGTTTAAGGGCAGCTCAGGCCGCCCGAAACCGCCATGCAGCTGAACCCGAAAGTGCTGCGGTTAAATGTTCTCTGCAGTTTGCAAATTCGTCGCCAATAAAACCAATTCGGTTTAGGTAGGTTCTCATGGCGAATTTCTCATTCTCAATTTGAGGTTTCTTTGTCGATGCACACTTTTGCGTTAAGGCTTGGTGGTTAATGGCGAGTGCTAGAACAATGTAGCTTCTTATCCTCCCAGCATGAAGCTCGCTGTTAAACCCTCGAAGTTCAACTGTATGGTTTCCAGTAAAAAAGCTGTGAAGGTTGAGGAAATGGTAGCGGCTATTGTGATAGTGGGCGCTTCTACTCTCACTGTAACCTTCGTACCAAATGTCCTCAATTTCTCTCAAAGTTTTAGGCTTCTTGCGGTTCATTTTCTCAACCAAAATGCTGTCCATCTTTTTGCAGTAGTTCATTCTCTGCGGTGCAATTTGAAGTGCTTTGTAAAATAAGTCGTTTTTGCTTGCGATGATATTTACAAAGTTTCGAATACTTCTTGGTGTATGCTTAGCACCGTCTAGATGAATATGAATGCCGCAAGATGTATTTGTAAAGGCTCCGGCTTTGCGGAGCTTTCTCACCAGCTCTTGTAATGTTTCAATATCCTCTTGGTAGGTAAGAATGGGGCTGACTAACTCGACGCTGTATTCTCTGCCAGCGGCAACCTTCCTTCCACCTTCTTTTCTTTGGCAGTGGATGCTCCCGTCACTCATAAACTTCCAAACCCTACCGTCTGGTGCTGTTACCTTTTTCGTATCGTAATAGGTCCCGCCTTCAGCATAAGTACCTTGTAGAAATTCAGTAACAACCTTTGCTGCTCTTTCCCTTGTGATTCCTGTGAACTCGATTTCGATTCCAAATTTTGCGTTTAACATTTTTCTCGCTCCTTCTAAAGTGTGTGTGTCCTTTCGGCATGTACATATATCACTCTAAAAGGCTTTTATAGCAAGACAATTTCGCAATATAAATCTACATATTTACTGCCATATTTGGCTCGAAATGTGTATGGTTACTCTTCGATTTTCTTGCATAAATCCTCACCAAAGGTCACTCCAAGGGAACCACCGGAATCCCAACTGACGTGAATCGTTCCGATGTCATCAACACTAGTAACCGTGCCTTTAGCTCCAGGTTGAAGTTTTGTATATGGGTCGTTCATTCTAAGTAGCATGACACGGGTTCCTGGAGTGTAATAGCTTCTAAGTTGCTTTAACATTTCTGGGTGAATGATATTCATTGTTCACTCACCTCCTGCTTGGCCGCCCCGCTTTTGAAAGCAGAGCTACCTGATAGCTTGGAGAGGAGAATCTTTCGTTCCGTTTTATATTCTGGGCCGATGAAGCCAAGCCTGAGAAGGAAGCAACGAAAAGCGTACTTTTCATTCTCTACTGATTTCTCGGTGGAGTTGACGCGTGTCTGTTTTTTCGCCATTTCGCAAAGTGCTGTTATAAAATGGGTGTAGGCCTTAACTTCTTCTGTTGAGCACTCACCTTGAAACCAAGGGAAGGCGACAATTTCTTCAGTTACATTGATTGGAATGGAGTCCGTATCAAGTGCTGTCTTTATAAGAGCTGCTTTACTCTCTACCAATCCTTTTAAGTTCTCAAGGGCTGTGTCGGTAAAATCTGCCCGTGGCATTTGAATTATCAGATTGATAGATTCTTCAGTTTCATTCGCTTCTTTTTTCTGAGATGGTGTACCAAATTCTTCTGAAATTGGCTTTAAGTCGTGAAGTCCCAATAGATTACCAACCAGTTCAGAGTTATCTGGCCCACTGAGTACTCCGTTTTTGTCAATATTGTAGTCCGCCACCTCATAGGCAAATGTAGGTGCCCCGAGGTATTTAATAGGAACATTCAGTTCTTGGCTGATTGCGTTAACCAGTGCTTTTCTTTTGGGTCCTGTAACATTATAGTTAATCTTCATTTTCATACCGCCTTTCTATTTTCGGTACGTACATATATCACTCTAAAGGCTGTTAATATCAAGTCATTTAGAGTATCTTTCTGTAGAAGTTACTGTTTATTCATCGGCGGTATTTTGTGTAGATAACACAATGCCAGTCAACACAAAACAGACGCATGGAAGTGCTACACCATTGCCCCACATTTTGTATTCGGCTGAATCTGAATGAGGATTGTTAAGCCATTTTATAATCTGCTTTCTTGTTTTTGGTCTACTGCTTTTACCTATGATTTTGCGGTGGGTTTCCCAAACCTCCGTCCAGAATAAAATTTCATCTTCTGTAGGATTTTCCGTACCAAGATCATCACACCAATCATCGGGGAAGCCTTGCAATCTAGCACACTCGGTTGGTGTAAGCCTTCTGACGATATAGTCTGGTTCAACCAATCCGTTTTGATAACCTGGATTAGTGCCATTGATAAGCGCATTTGATGTACCATCCTGCCTATAGCATTGACTTTCAGCTTTCATCTGAGGGTAAAAGGATGCTGGTTGTGCCACTGCTCCAGGCCCCTTTGCCGTGAGTGTAGGTTGCTGTTCTTTATCTATTGAAGGTTTATATAGCGCGTTCTTTCCTTGATTAAAGGCTGCCCGATCAATACCGTAAGAAGGTTGAGTTACTACAGGGGCATCCTTGTAATCTCTCGACAATAAAGTTGGTGCTTTATCTTCTTCAACCTGTGCATAGGCTCCGGTTGTCATAACATAGGCAATAGCATGACGATCCGTGGTATTCAACGTAAAAGAAACATCTTCATCTATACCGCTTCCTTGGGGACCGTTTTTATCCTCTCTTCCAATCATCGAGCCTTGCAAAGCAACAACTGCAATACCACCTTGATTACATCCTGGATTTCCTCCATTGGCATCAATGGTTCGAGAAGTATCCGCTTCATATATACCGCTATGTGGATTGCTTGACTGCATAGAATTACTTTTATTAGAACAGATGCCATATGCGGTAGGTACAAAAACGGTCTGGTCATTATTGCATCCAAGAGTGGCAGACTTATTATCCTGTATCAATGCACCCTTACCGCCGCCTTCACAGCCAGAGCGGATTTTTAATGTTTTAGGTGTGTTCATAATAAGGGGTACATTCCCACCGCCAGTCCCCATCCGAGAGGTCAGCGTCTGTACTTTATTATCCTCTGACAGTTTTACACGACTATCAGTTGGATGATTTTCAATGACAACAGCCGTTTGGTTATCTCCCATGTTTGCACGAAGTGATCCACTTAAGTTTTTATCTGTATGGCCACCAATGCGTGAAACAGCACCAGGTTCAAAGGACATGACTGTACCTGGAACAACCCCTGCACGAAGGGTAGGAGAGCGTTCTTCCTCATAACCTACACTTCGGCTCTTGGCGCTGTGTTCGGTACAAAATCCACTTGACTGCATTACGCAAGGCTGATGTCCATGTTCCTCCGCCCGAAGTGTGGCGGTAATATCCTCCGAAACAGACATCACTTTCCCGCCTTGGTCATTTAGGCAAGTTATGCTATCGCCTGCTTTTCCAGTGCTGTTTTTAGCATTTCCGGCAGTTCTTTTCCACGGGCTGCCGCTCGGCGTAAAATCCCTTGACAAGCCTTCGGACTCAAATAGTATTTCTCCGGCACATCTGTCTGCAAAATCTGCGACAAGGTAGATTCTACGACGACGCTGGGGGACTCCGAAATATTGCGCATCAATAGTTCGGTATGCCACACTCCATCCGTCTCCCATGTAGATGTCTGCGTATGGCCATCGTCCTTTTTCAGGTAAAGGCACCGAGGTGTTCGGCTCTTTGACGCTGATGACCGTTTCGAGGACTGCCTTGAAGTCTTCTCCTTTATTTGACGAGAATGCGCCAGGGACATTTTCCCAGACTGCGTACCTTGGATATTGTCCATTGGTCTTACACCTCATTTCTTTAATAATTCGTATTGCTTCATAAAAAAGGACGGATTGCTCTCCGTCTAGACCAGCTCTTTTACCTGCCACACTCATATCGGTGCAAGGCGAACCAAATGTTATGATATCTACAGGCGGAAGCTCCGCACCATTTAGTTTATTGATATCCCCATAATGCTTCATCTGTGGGATGCGTTTAGTCGTGACCCTTATAGGAAATGGTTCAATTTCAGAAGCCCATAACGGCTCAATTCCACAAAGCAGAGCACCTAGAGGAAAACCACCACTACCATCAAAAAGGGAACCGAGTGTCAATTTACTCATCTGCATTCACCTCCGGCAGGTCACCATATCTAAATTTCGAACCATCTCTTAAAAGAAACACACCATCCGAGTTTCCGACTTGCTCAATATACCTTTTCACAATGACATCACAGTACTTTTCATCCAGTTCAATGGTGTAGCAAATTCTATCGGTCTGCTCACAAGCAATCAATGTACTTCCTGAACCACCAAAGGGATCAAGCACGATGCAGTTACTAAGACTCGAATTCATAATGGGGTATGCCACAAGTGCCACTGGTTTCATGGTTGGATGGTCGCCATTTTTCTTTGGTTTCTCAAACTCCCAGATGGTGGTCTGCTTGCGGTCTGAATACCAGAGATGCTTGCCTTTCTTTTTCCATCCAAAGAGTACCGGTTCATGTTGCCACTGATAAGGGGAACGACCGAGAACAAGGGATTGCTTCTTCCAAATACAAGTGCCGGAAAGATAAAACCCTGCATCGGAGAATGCTCTTCTAAAATTGAGTCCTTCCGTATCGGCATGAAATACATAAATAGAAGCGTCCTTTGCCATCGCTGCTTCAGTATTTTGGAATGCTGCAAGCAGGAAATCATAGAACGCTTCATTACCCATATTGTCATTTTTTATTTTTCCAGCAGAACCTTCATAGTTGACGTTATATGGAGGGTCCGTAACTACCAGATTGGCAGCTTTTCCATCCATCAAGACATCAAAGGTGTCTTTCCTTGTACTATCTCCACAGACAAGTCGATGCTGTCCAAGTATCCAAACATCCCCTAAATGCGAAATAGCGGGCTTTTTCAGCTCGCTATCTACATCGAAATCATCTTCTTTTATATTATCCTTAAGGGAATCCTTAAAAAGATCATCCAATTCTCCTGGGTCAAAACCTGTTAGAGATACATCAAAGTCAGAAGCATTTAGGTCTGTGATAAGTAGCGCCAATTTATCTTTATCCCAATCACCACTTATTTTATTTAGTGCAATGTTCAGAGCCTTTTCTTTTTGCTCATCCATTTCAACTACTACACATTCTATTTCATCCATGCCCATACTCAGCAGGACTTTCAAGCGTTGGTGACCTCCGATAACTCTTCCTGTGGTTTTATTCCATATAACGGGTTCTACATACCCAAACTCCTCAAGGGAACGTTTAAGTTTCTCGTACTCTGGATCACCCGGTTTTAAATCCTTCCTTGGGTTATAGTCAGCGGGGATGAGTTGTTTTGTTTTAATCTTTTCAATCAACATACTTTTCCACCGCCTTTCTAAATTCACTGTACTTATTTACATCCTCCCATGGGAACAGACAACTATTAAAGTGACCATAAACCGCTGTATCAGAATAAATCACATTTCTTAGACGCAGCTTTTCAATGATGGCCGCAGGTCTTAAGTTGAAAGTCTCCTGAGCAGCAATAGTTAGTATTTCATCAGAAACAGTTCCAGTGCCAAGGGTATTTACAGTAAAGGCTACAGGATTTGCCTTACCAATGGCATAGGAAATACTCACTTCACATTTCTTGGCATAACCGCACCAAACGATATGTTTGGCAATATACCGAGTCATGTAAGCACCGCTTCGGTCAACTTTGGTTGGGTCTTTGCCACAAAGAGCACCACCCCCATGGGATGCAAGCCCTCCATAGGTATCGACCATGATTTTTCTTCCAGTCAAACCCGTATCGGCAGCGGGACCACCAAGAACAAACTGCCCCGACGGATTGATAAGAAGCTCGGTTTCATCATCAAAAGGGAAGTCCTCAAAGCACTGCCATAAGACATTGTTAAGGATATCCGCCTTAAGTTCGTCCTGTGTTTTATTCTTATCATGCTGTACCGAAATCACAATCGTCTTTATTCTTACTGGAGTGTCATCTTCATACTCCACAGTTACCTGTGCTTTACCATCAGGAAGAATCCCTTTTATCAGTTTTCCTTTGCGACAATCATCCAGTCTCTTTACGATTCTGTGGGAAAGTACAAGGGGCAGGGGAAGCATTTCTCTTGTTTCCCTTGTAGCATAGCCATACATAGTTCCCTGGTCTCCAGCACCGATGGAACCGTACTGTTCGTTTATCCCATTTCGTGCTTCCAGTGCGGTGTTCACACCAGCCGCAATATCTACACTTTGATTATGTACATATACATAAATCAAAAATTTTAGAGGATTGTATCCCACATCCTTTAGTACAGTTTTTACAATGTCTCTAATATTCACTTTCTCGCTGCAGGAGATCTCGCCCGCCACGATAATTTTTCCCTTGGTTGCCATTACCTCACAAGCGACACGTGATGCCTTATCTTTACGTAGGCATGCTTCCAAAATGCTATCTGCAATAATGTCGCATAGTTTATCAGGATGTCCAGCACATACACTTTCTGCTGTTAAATATCTCTTACTCATTACATCATATCTCCTCATCTTTATTTTCCTCTGCGGGCAGATAGCAGTCGCTCCATCACATCGTCCTGTGGGTTTAAACCAGAGTACTCTGTAGCACAGTTCTCCCTAACGATTTGATATATCTCCATCCATAGCCTGTTTGTCTGACTCATAAAGCTTTGGCTCATTGCTACATAAGGACTTTGAATTGCATTGCCGGTTGTTGGATGCTTGGCTAGGAAACCAAACTCGGTTACCGCTTCCTCACACTGTATCCATCTGGCCGCACTCATGGCATACCGTTCTAGAAGCTGTGGAAGTACCAAATGGGCACATTCTCGCTCCTCAAGCCATTTCCATGTAATTTCATAGATTTCACTCGCTACTAGGGTTTTCCCATCCTTTTGCACTGCGGAGAGCATGGCCCTTGGCTTTGGCATTTCCTGCCCCTTCAGGTCAGCAGTATTCTTGAACTCGACGACTTCAAGCTTTCTTTTACCGGGATTTCCCTCTGCAATTTTGTCAGCAAGTGGTTTTTTCTTTTGACCGGAGCCTATACGGGCGCCGCCTCGATTTGTTCCATCTTTGGCCATTCACTCACCTCTTTTCATCGATGGGCCTATTACCTCGTTTGAAACCGCGAATTTTCACGCGTTACCCCACGCCCGTTACACAAATGAAAAGCTGTAGAGATTTGACTCCCCCTACCGGGTTCCCCAACGGTCTCCATCTCTTGCAGTGATTGCAGAGTGGCAAGGAGTACAAAGAGCCATCAGATTACTTCTATCGTGAGTTCCTCCTCTTGCAAGAGGAAGAATGTGATGCACTTCAGCCGCTGGGGTCAGCTTTCCTTGTCTTTTACATTCCTCACAAAGAGGATGGGCTGCAATGTAACGGTCACGTATCCTTTTCCAAGCACGACCATAACGTTTACGGGTTGCTGGATCACGCTGATACTTCTCATACCGTGCAGCTTCCTTCTTGCTATGCTCTTCACAAAAGCGCTTGTCAGTTAGCTCTGGGCAACCGGGGTAAGAGCACGGTCGCTTAGGTTTCTTTGGCATACTTGCACCTCCTTTTGCCCATACAAAAAGCCCTCGCAGGAGAAATGCTCCCGTGAAGGCTTCCGTTTACTAATATTCCATACTACCATTATATAACTTTCACCACGGACAAACAGTGTCATCATATGCCAAACTGTGCCAAAGTGTGCCAACTTTTATTTGGGGACCTTTAAGTGTTGCAAAGCGGATGAATGAAGTCTATGAACGGTTCTCATAGAAACATTAAGATTGACACAGATTTCTTCCCAGTTAAGAAAGTTAATGTATCGGTAGCGAAGGAGCAGCTTCTCATCCACGTTTTCCATCTGGTTAATCGCTTCACGGATATCTGATTTCAGCTTTATTAATCGTTCAACCTCATGTTGTATCTGTTGCTCCAAATCTATTATCCTAATCACATACTTTTCAAAGGGTGGGTCAGTACTCTTGGTTCGACTGACTTTCTCATCAAGCACAGGGGATGAAACACTTCTTGATAAATCCCTTAAGTTTTGCAACTCTTCAAGGTCTGAGTTAATCAATTCATTCAAACGGTAAGCCTGTTTTAAGAATTCCTTAGCTGTCATCATCGCACCACCTCCTCTTGTAGCTGTTGAATTAACATGTCAGGGTTGAGAGAGGTAAGGACATTGAACAATTCAGAATGAAGGAAGCACTCAACCTCACGTTTTGTATATAAAGCAGAATCATTGCGAGGGTGTTTTGCTAGTCTTTTTAAAGCAAAACGATAATCCTTGACTGCCTGTAGAATAATGGCATTTGCCAGTTTTTCAAATGCATCCATCATACAGCATCCCTCTCTTTCCCAAGATTTGCTTTGACCGCATTAATAAGATCGGATTGTGTCTTTTCCTTTCGTTTCAAGGCTCTCATCACATCTTCATCAATTGTACCTTTAGTAATGATGTGATGGATTACCACTGTCTCTTTTTGTCCTTGTCTCCAAAGTCTCGCATTTGTTTGTTGATAGAGTTCCAGACTCCAAGTAAGTCCGAACCAGATAAGCGTTGAACCTCCACTTTGTAAGTTGAGACCGTGTCCCGCTGATGCAGGATGGATAACTGCCACAGAAATATCACCGTTGTTCCAATCCTTAATATCCTTGGAATTTTTAATTTCTCTGACATTGAATTTTGCCTTAATACGCTCTAAATCGTGATTATACCAATAGGCAATAAGCACAGGTTTGCCGTTAGCACCTTCAATTAAATCCTCAAGAGCATCTAGCTTGCGGTCGTGGATAATACGGGGGTTTTTATCATCATCATAGATAGCACCGTTTGCCATTTGCAGGAGTTTGCCTGAAAGGACAGCTGCATTCATGGCATCTATTTCTTCATCGCCAAATTCAAGGACCATCTCTTCACGAAAGTGGTCATATACTGATTGTTCTTTAGCATTAAGATACACAGGCACTTCATTGATCACGCATTCAGGCATTTTTAGAAAATCTATCGACTTCATGGAAATGGTAATATCCGAAATGAGCCGATATATAGCATCTTCAGCACCTGGCAATGGTTTATATGAAAATACGATTTGCTGATTGCGTTTATCTGGTGTAAAGAAGGAATTGCGGTAGTGAGTTATGTATCTGCCGAGTCTTTTACCCATGTCGAGAATACGAAACTCTGCCCACAAATCCATTAATCCATTACTGGAAGGTGTACCTGTAAGACCCACAATCCGTTTTGCCCTTGGTCTTACTTTTAGTAAACTTTTAAACCTTTTTGCTCCATAGGACTTAAAAGATGAAAGCTCATCAATGACCACCATGTCATAATCAAAAGGTATGCCACTTTTATTTACCAACCAGTCAACATTTTCTCTGTTTATAAGATAGACACTTGCAGGTTTCCTTAGAGCCGCCAATCGCTCCTGCTCTGTACCGATTGCTACCGAAAACTTGAGTCCTTTTAAATGCTCCCACTTATTTATCTCAGCTGGCCAAGTATCTCTTGCTACACGAAGTGGAGCAATGACCAGAACCTTTCCAACTTCAAAACTATCAAGACATAGGTCGAATATAGCCGTTAGAGTAATGACGCTTTTGCCAAGACCCATTTCTAAAAACACAGCAACAATGGGATGCTCTAGAATGAAGTTCGTTGCATAGGTCTGATATTTATGAGGATTGTATTTCACCCAGCATCCCTCCAATCTGCTTAACATCATCAATGACATAGCAGGCAAAGCCTAACTTCTGTAATTGCTTTATTCTTCTAATCTGTAACAGGCGAGGTTTCTTTCCGGGAGCCTTTAATTCCACAAATGCCATCTTCCCATGCGGTAAAAGCACTAGGCGGTCTGGCATTCCATCTAAACCTGGGCTAACAAACTTCGCAGCGATGCCTCCCATCTTTTTTACCTCAGCCACCAGTTTCTTTTCGATATATTTTTCAAGCATAAATACCTCCCATATAAAAAGGCCGGAACAAGAAAACAACTTTGAACCAATTTTCCTATACGCGCGTGTATGCGTGTACGCACAGGCTCCTATTATTTCTTTTTACTATTTATAAATAAATAGGTTACTTCTTGTTCCACTTGTTCCGAACCGTTGATTTTCCTTATCATTACTAACTTTAGGGAAAGAACAAGTATGGGAACAATGTAAGGTACAACTTAGCGTTGTTCCTCGACTCGGGAATAAGCTCGTTGCTTTCCGTAGACAGGAAACGTTACGACACCATTCTTGTTCCCGGTGTACTTGTTCCACTCACTGATCTTTCTCATAATGGCACCGATGGCATAGGAATCTGATGGTTTTAACATGGATGCCTCTTTACCGAAACACTCACACCAAATTTCCATATTACAAACAAGGGTCCTTTTTACTGTTCCAACACGGGTGCCGCCGCCAAATTCGCTACCGCCGAGGAAATTTCTACGCTCGTACAAAGACATCGTGTCCCAATCATTCGGCAAGAGCGTATCCAGATAGGTACGAACCAGTCCTTCTCGTTCATCTGTTTCCATCGCATCTGCCTGTTCACTCGTCGCCATGGATACATCATCACCTTCAAGGTAGAGTTTTTCGCCCTTCTCATAAAGCACTAGTGCCTCTGCCCAAATCTGCTGTACTTCCTCTTTGGTCATCTGCCAAGCTTTCTTTTTACCGTTACCGTTAATGCGGACTGGCCAAAATCTACGATTGCCCGTAATATCTCGAAGAAATCCGCTTTCTGCATTCGTAGAACCTACAATTACACACTGACGGGGATGGCTTTCGACATTGACCCCATAACTGGCACGGTACTTATCATCCGCCCTTGAAATAAAGGACTTTACAACCTCCACATCCGTCTTACGCATTCCAGCAAGCTCTCCTAGTTCCAGTAACCAATATCCCTGAAGTTTCTCAGCCCCGGATTTATCCTTCATATCTGTAATAGTCAAACTATCTGAAAACCAGTCTCTAGCAAGCTTGGCAAAGAAGGTTGACTTACCGATACCTTGAGGCCCGTTTAAGATTAGAACACTATCAAACTTTGTACCTGGTCTATAAATGCGGGCTACCGCTGCAACCATTGTTTTGCGAATCACTGCTTTTGTATAGGAATTATCTGTTGCACCGAAATAATCAATGAGCAGATTTTCCACTCGGCTAATACCATCCCATTTTGGCAGGGAGTCTAAATACTCTTTAACAGGATGGTAGGCTCGTTCTGACGCTACCGCTAACACAGCATCCTTGGTCTTGGTAGGTGAATAGACTCCGTATTTGCTGCTTAAGTACACCTTAAGAAGTGCGTTATCCAAATCATTCCAACCCATCTTAATCTGTTCCCAAGGCAGACCACCTTTGGCATCGATCCCATCACGGTGGCAATTGAAAGCGATATGTTGTAATTCCTCATCATGCCGAATAATCAGAACGATGTTGTCTAAAGAGTCTTTTATCCGACCTTGCTTATCCAGCTCCAAACCTGTCTGCCAATCCTCATCACTAAACTCCTCTTCAGCCTGAGCCTGTCTCTCCTTTGCGAACTCAGCTTTTACCGCTTCATCTTTTATAGCAAACTCGCACATTGCCACAAAAGACGGCATCCTGCCAGGAGCCGTAGTAGTGGAAGCTCTATCATCTAAAGAGCCGAATTTATGAATACGAACGAGATCAAAAGCATTAAGAAGCAGGCCGCTTGCTGGATCAGTAGCATGGTGGCTGTATGCAAATTTATCATCATAGATAATCACACCCGCGCTACTGTCCGCTGGAATATAGTCATAGCGTCCTTCCATTACAGATGGTGCATAAACTGAACTTAAAAATTTATCAATTGCTTCACGAACGGAATAGGTGCGACAGAAAGTTCCTACCACACCTTCCTTTAAAATAGGATCTGCTTGTTCTTTCAGACTGCGATTAATAACTTCAGACTGCCTGCTTGATACGGGCCAAGTTGACGTATCTCGCCAATTTTCATATTTTGCAAGATAAATATCCGGGTCAAGTAATGCTCCATCCTGCTCTTCATAGACAAATTGACCATTAGAGGAAGTGGATGGCCAATACATAAGGCGATGGGCTTCATATGTCGTATCATCGAAAAGATCAATACCAATTTCTTTTGCCACCATACGTCCAACAGCTGCATATTCTTCTTCGCTGATCTCACGAGCAAGGGGAACGATAAGCCTGAGTCTCGGATTTTCCGGTGTGTGCTTATGGGTGGAGTAAACGCAACATTTGAAATCAAAAAGCATTGAGATTTGCTCCCAAATATCTGGTCTACCGTAATCCATGTCAAGGGTAAGCAAAGAACGACACAGAACATTGCCCTTCTTTCGCCTTCCTTCTTTTAAATGCCCTCCGACAAAGCCACCGACGTCTTTGATATCATCTTGATGACCTTTTTTAAGTTTCCGATATTCTTGTACTGTTTCTGTGGTCCGCTGTGTTGTCTTTACACGGGAGCAAAAATCCTCCCAGGAGATATCTTTGTTTTTCCATTTCCTGTCCATCCGGCTATTGCCCACTGCAATTTTCATAAACTTTCGACCTCCTCATGCTCCGGACTAAAATATCTAACCGTTTGTCTGCGTTTCTTGGCTACTTCAATTTCCCTCGCCATACCGTTTGAGATGGTATTGCCCAGCACCCACACCTCGGAGCATTTGCCCATAAGCACGATGTCCATAAATATGGCAAGCTCCCGTTCCACTGGATTTTCATCATCCATAAACTGCGGAAACATAAGGTGGGGAGCAATTGGGATACAATTACTCTCCAAGGCAAATCTACAAAAGTTACGGGCCTTTTTAACGTTTCCTTCTACATCACCGGAATAGGGAGAACAGATATATACAAGCGGCTTAAAGGCAGGTTTTTTCTCTGCCTTTTCCTTTTTCATTATGTTGGTCAGTGCTTCATGGGGAGTTGGGTCATGGTATCCTTCATGATTAAATTTGTTGATTCCCATTACGCACCCTCCATTTCTATCTGAGGCAAAATACCGTCCGCCTTCATCAATTCGTAAATGAAGAGTCTACCTTTTTGAGTCCAGTATGTATGGACCTTTGTATGCTGCTGCCCATTACTGCCAAGGTAGCTATGTGTCTTAGTGCTGGTGTAGCCTTTTTCCGCATACTTCTGATATAAAAGCCAGATACCACCTTGTTTAAACTGAATGCCCTTTTTATTGAGATAGCGGTTCATCCAAATAGCGGATTTGCCGTAATCTTTGGCAATTGCTGATGTGGAAATGAGGTCTTTACAATTTAAAACCACATCGTAATAAGAGACTTTCGGTTTCATTTCTGCAATTTGCTGATTCTGAACCGCAACCGTACCTTCAAGCACTTTATTTTGATTCCTTACTTGAATTAGTTGCTGATTGGCAAACTGTAAAGCCCTTGCCATAATGGCCTCGGGGGAATTCCAGCGTCTTTCTATTTCAAGAAAGTATTGACGGCACTCTTTCCCTTTTGGGGTACGCTGTATCATGCATAGCTCTTTTGCCATATCGATTGTTAACTGATGGTCTATGCTCGGTCTGCCTCCGGTACTTTCGCTCAAAAATGAGCTAAAGTCTGACCCTTCCTCAAATCCGTACTCACACATTCTTGGAAACCAATCTTTATAAGCGGTCTTTACTTCCAAGGCTTCATGTAAATCACGACCGAGTACGGTTGGTCGCTGATTTTCATAGTTGATTTTTACTAATTCGTCCATACGAATTACCTCCTGCGATATAGTCAGAGGAAAGTTCCTCTACCTAATAGCCACAGGAGGTAATGATTGTTGAGGATTTTAAAAAAAAAATAAATTATACATCCGATTGTTTTTCGGAATTTGAGTATGTAAAATAGATTTAACAGTTGATTCAGTAATTTTCTACTTTAACAAACGGACTAGATTGATAAACAAGAAATGGTAACGTAAACAGTAATAGACCTATAGTGATTTGGGGCTAATAGGAAAAGAGAAAAACAGTCATTTTGGTATCATATTTTATCTATGACCTGGATGAGTAAGGCTGGTAGAGTCTGAGGAGAATCAATTAAAATAAAAAATACAGAGCGAGAAATTCTCACTCTGTATTTTTTATTTTTGCATCGTTCACTT